CAGTCGGGAACCGGGCAATTCAGGAAGGAGTGGGGCGCGAGGTGCTTAGCCGTGACGCGGGCGAGGAAGCCGCACGCCGTGCACTCCACTTTGAGAAGCGACGTCTTTTGCTTCTTACGCCCGGAGTTGTCGCCAGCAGTAAGAGCGGCGTACGGCATGTCACCCAGGCTCGCGATGATGGGGAGCGCCCAGGCGAACCACTCTTGACCGGCGACCGTATGCGTCGCCTTCCCCGTCAGACCCAGCGAGGCCGCAACGCGCTTGAACGCGACGCCGTGGCCAGCCTTGATACCGACGGCGACGTGAATGAGTTCATGAGTAAGCACGTCGCAAACGCGCGCCGTATCCGCCAGCGTCGGCGTGACGAAGATTTCGAAGTGGTTGTCGCCGCTCGCCTCATTGCTCCAGCATTCCCCGATCACCTTGCCGCCCTTGGCGCGTCCCGCGCCCTTGGAGGTGAAGCCCATGCTGATACGGACGTTGATCGGGAGGGGGGCGTTAGCGGCGATGAATTGCGGGCGGGCGGCGTCGATGAAAGCGTTCAGCCATTGTTCGCGGGTTTCGTAGGTCACTTTAAAGTACTCCGGTGAATGCCCCGTTGGGGCGGAAAATTTGCGTCCAGACCCAAAGCTATAGATTTAAAGCGCATCTGTCAAATCGGGGCATGAGTGTGCCACGAATGGACGTTTGAGGGTCCAAGTATGCGGGGAATGGCGCGGGGAGGGTAGATTTCACCGTGTTCTCATGATGTTCAGGGGAACAGTACGGGAACAAATCGAGGAAGGGGAAATTATGATACTCGGTGGCCCACAGGGGTAAAAACCGCTGTACGGGCTTTAAAACGGCTCATACGTGGACTCCCATAGTGTGAGAGTATTGTAGTTGGTGAGGGTGCGACAACTTGTCCACATATTTAAATTGGGGGAGCGACCACGTATGTAGGTCGCGTTTGGGGAGCGTTGGAGTACGATCACCACCCGAAATAGATTAATTCCAAAAACCCAAACTTTTGTTAACACTTATGAACAGAACCGAAACCCTATAAACATCTTTCTCTCACACAAGAAGCCGGGGGATACGATACTAGTATTCGCTACGAGTATAGAATAGTATAATACTATACATACATAAATTTGAGTATACATATAGTAGTTAGAGTATAATATCACATCCCCCGGCTTCTGTTGTCATAAATGCATACATATACCTACGCTCAAGCTTTAACCTTTATTGTCTAGTATGTTTTTGGAATTAGTGAGTATCGGGTTTCTGGAATTAGTGAGTTTAAGTGATTTCGGGAAGTAATATTAAAGCATACTCGCGTCAGAGTAATAAAACGATTAGTATAATACTTCTGTTGTTAAGCTTAAGTAATATACTAATACTAAAGCTCTTTAAAGCGTCGGCTTACTAATATGCATTTGCTTTAAAGCTAATATTATTCTCCATCAAAATCTTGAATATTGTATTCATGCGGCAGGCAGGGTACCCAATACAATACTTGTACGCTTTAAAGGTAATGAGTACAGTATTCGCTACGCTTTAAAGCATAGAATATAATACTCATTAGTACTACAAATGCTTTAAAGTATACTATTACTTACTCGCGTTCGCTTTAAAGTACTCCCCTGAGTATAGGCAAGTATAGGCCACCGGGTCGAGCGGCGGGGCGGTCGGCGTATAATCATATACCACCGCACCAAAAATTTTTCAAAAATACAATCGTACTCAAGTATTATACTCGAACTAAAATACTCAAGGCCCGCCCGCCTCCCAAGTAATTCTAAGGGAACGATATTGACCACGCGCCCAAACGGCCCAATACTCGCACGCGACCCCCACCCTAGGAGCTTCGCCATGGCCGACGCATTTACCCCGCACCCCGTTGAAACCAATGGGGATTTCCAGATCGGGACCGCTGGCAGCGAGATCACGCTGGGCGGCTTCCTCTGCACGAAGAATGGCACCCTGCGCGTCATCCGTGACAGTACTCCCCCCGTCACCATCATCGAGCAGATCAGCGTCTCCTCTGGTCAGTTCTATGGCGTACCCATCATCCTCGCTGGCCCGCATACTATCAAACTGGCTGGCGGGGCGCGGGGTACGGTACTCACACGCTAACGGACTCTCGGGACTCCTGAGAGTCTTTCTGGTTTTAAAGCTATGCGTACTCAAGCCTACTTGGACAGACTGGCCCACGAACTCTCCCACAACTGCGGAGACTGGCTCAGCGCGGCCAAGTCGTGCGGCCTGTCACTGATGTTCGTACGCCAGTGGGTCAAGGACGACCCCATCGCCGCCAGCACACTCACCGAGGCCGAGGCGGTCGGGGTGCAAGGGCTGTACTCTGCCGCTGTAAAGCGTGCGGTGGAGGGCTACGAGGAGGACGTGTACTACAAAGGCGACGTGTGCGGCCAGAAGACGGTGTACTCGGACAGCCTGCTCACCACGCTGCTCAAGGGCAAGCTGGAGGCTTTTAAAGCGGCTGACCAGCAGACGCCGCAAGTAACAGTCAACATCGCCAACCTGATGCCTCGGGCGTCCTCGTACGACGAGTGGCTGGCGATGAAGAACGAGACTTTAAAGCCACAGATGATCGCTGCGCCCGTGATGTCAGAGGTGATCGAAGGGCAGATCACGCAGGCCCGTGAAGAAGTAAGCGAGATCGCGCAGGCGGCGTACTTCTTCATGAAACCACCCTTCGACGGGGTGGACCTGTGATGACCCAACAGACGCTTCATATGGCCATTATTGAGGCTATACGCGACACAGCGTTGCCACCGGACCAAGTACTGGTGGTACTGGCGCGTCTGTTGGGGTACATCGTAAGCATACAGGACCGGAGCGCTACTACGCCGGAGGCGGTGATGGCTGCGGTGGCTGACAACATGAGCATCGGTGGGGGAGTACCCATGATGGCCCCACCGGGGGAGACGCTGCATTGATCGACGCCATCCGCGCCATAGTAGCCTTCCCCTTCGTACTTGTGGGCGTAGTATGCCTCAAGCTGGGGGAGCTTATTGGCGGTAGGCCACTGGTATGATGGGCGTACTCCCCGACCTCCTAGGCCCCGCGCCCCCGCCTAAGCCCATGGGACACAACGGCGGGCCTGCCCTATGGGAGCCGCAGCCCGGCCCGCAGTCTCTAGCCGTGGCCGCGCAATTCGTCGTGGAACTCATGTTCGGCGGCGCACGGGGCGGGGGTAAGTCCGACTACTTGCTGGGCGACTACCTGCAAGACATCGACATTGGACCTGCATGGGCGGGTATCATATTCCGGCGCAGCTACCCGGAACTGGAAGAACTGATAAAGCGCGCCAAAGTGATGTACGCGCCGTACGGGGCCATCTTCAAAGTCGCAGACAAGACTTTTGTGTTCCCCTCGGGGGCCACTTTAAAGATGCGGCACGTAGACACCGAGGCCGACTGCGACAAGTACCAAGGCCACCAGTACGCATGGATCGGCTGGGACGAGCTAACCAACTGGCCCAACCTCAACTCGTACAAGAAACTCAAGGCGTGCCTCCGCGCCGCCGCTGAGAACATACCCTTTAAACGTATCCGGTGCAGCGCCAACCCTGGCGGCGTCGGCCACCACGCTGTAAAGGCGTACTTCATCGACATATGCCCGACCGGCATGGAACTGATCGAGTCCACCGAGGATATTGACCAGTACGATCCGCTGACCGGCACAATACGCAAGATGCCGTGGACGACGACGCGGATGTTCGTACCCAGCCGGGTGCAGGACAACCTGGCTCTTATGCGGAACGACCCCGGCTACATCGCCCGGCTGCATGAGATCGGCTCCCCGGAGCTTGTAAAGGCGTGGCTGGACGGCGATTGGAGCGTCATCACCGGGGCGTACTTCCCCGAGTTCAGCAAAAAACACCACGTCATCGCACCCTTTAAAATACCTGCACACTGGCTGCGCTTCCGCTCGATGGATTGGGGCTCGGCCACACCCTTCTGCGTACTATGGCACGCGGTCGTGTCGGAAGCCTACTTACTACCCGACGGGCGCTACTTGCCCGAGGGGGCGCTAGTCACATACAGGGAATTCTATGGCTGGAACGGGACGCCGAACGTCGGGCTACGGTGGGACGCCGCACGGGTGGCGCGGGAGATCAAGCGACGCGAGACGGGAGATACTGTCACGTACGGCACTATCGACCCGAGTGCCTATTCCAATCATTCCGGCCCCAGCCACGCTGAACGTATGGCTATGGAAGGCGTACTATTTCGGAAGGCTGATAATAACCGCATTGGCGGCTGGGATATTGTACGTGATCGGCTCTGCGGGATAGAGGGCGACCCGGAAAGTAACTACGGCGTCGGGCGTCCGATGTGGTATTGCTTTGAGACGTGCGTGCATATCATCCGTACTCTCCCTGCTTTGCAGCACGACCTTACTAACCCCGAGGACTGCGACACGGACGGCGAGGACCACGCGCCGGATACGCTGCGGTACGGGTTCATGTCGCGTCCGTGGAAGCGCCCTAAGATCGTCGCGCCGGTGGACACTATAAAGCTCTTGCAAAACGCGACCATGAATGATCTATGGGACGCGCACGCCGCCGATAACGAATATCTGTTCGAGGAACGCCGCTAATGAACGCGCCCGTGAAGGACAACCAAACGACCTACTGGAGCGGCGAGCTTGAGCGCGCCAAAAAGCGGTTCCAGGGCTTTTGGGACATGGGGGATACTGTCGTGGATACCTACCGCCAACAGAAGGCGGATGGTGCCGACGTCATGGCGAAGGACAAATACAACATACTCTATTCGAGTACGGAAACTATACGGCCAAACCTATACGCACAAACGCCCGTACCCTCGGTGCAACTACGCAATAAGGACACTGCAACCGACGAGGCGCGCGTCGCTTCCCTGATTTTGGAAAGCTCGCTCAAGTACATCCAGAAGGAAGAAGATTTCGACGACGTGATGGGCGGCGTCGTGGAGGACTTCTTGCTACCGGGGCTGGGCCAGGGCTGGGTACGCTACGACGCGTCCTTCGAGGATAAGAAGGGCGAAGACGGCGAGATCGAGTACAAGGAAGACAAGAAGACCCCCGTTCAGGAATTGCTGGACGAGATGGTCAAGATCGAGTACTTGTACTGGCAAGACTTCCTGATGGGCATTGCTCGTACTTGGAAGGACGTGCCGTGGGTCGCCAAGCGCTGCTGGATGACCAAGAAGGAAGCTACCGACCGCTTCGGCGCTCGTATGGCGAACATGCTCACGTACTCGACGCGGGAGAAGACGGGCCGCGAGCAGGACACCAAGGCGGATACGGCGGAAGTCTGGGAAATCTGGAACAAGTCGAACAAGATGGTGTACTGGTACGGCGAGGGGTGCCCCGAGCTACTGGACGCCAAGCTGGACCCTTTAAAGCTCAAGAGGTTCTTCCCCTGCCCGCGCCCGCTGCGGGCGATCAAGAACAACCGTACCATGGTGCCGCGTGCGCTTTACACGCAGTACAAGTCCCAAGCCGAGACGCTGAACGTACTCACCAAGCGTATCCGCCTGCTGGGCGAGGCGTTGCGGGTCACGGGCCTGTACGACGGCTCGCAAGTCAAGATGTCGGATATTCTGAACCCCAGCGCCGGGAACCGTATGATTGCGGTGGACGCATGGGCGCTATTCGCTCAGAACGGCGGTATCAACGGCTCAGTACAATGGGTGCCCATTGACGTCATCATCAAAACGCTCAACGAACTACTCAAGGCGCGAGAGGTCTGCAAGGCGGAAATATACGAGATCACGGGCTTTTCGGACGTGGTACGGGGCGTCTCTAAAGCATCGGAGACCCTGGGAGCGCAGAACATCAAGGCCGATTGGGCCGGGGCTCGCGTCAAGTGGCTACAAGCCGAAGTACAGCGCTTCGCTCGCGACCTACTCGCTCTGGCCGGGGAGCTAATCGCCGAGCATTGCTCGCCAGCGACGTTGGCAGTATTCAGCGGCGTGCCGATCCCCAAGCCGGAAGACGTACAAGCCATCCCTGAGCTACAGGAACAGATCAAGGTCTTTAAAGGGGCCTGCGATCTCATCAAGTCCGACATCCGGCGGCTCGCCAACATCGACATCGAGACCGACAGTACTCTGGCGGCAAACAAGGAGCAGGAACTTGCGGACAGGTCACAATTCCTGGCGGCGTCTGGCGCGTTCCTACAACAAGCCGTACCGGCTATTGAGGCGACGCCGGAACTTGGTCCGCTCCTGGGCGCGTTGCTCATGTTTACTGTCCGCTCCTTCCCGGCTTCGCGTATTATCGAGGACGAGTTCGAGAAAGTAACGAAGGCGATGGCGAACCGCCCGCAAGATCAGGACAAGGACGGTAAGAAAGCCAAAGCCGCCGCCGACGCGGAGAAGGCCAAGTCCGACGCGGCTATCGAACAAGCTCGTATTCAGGTGGAGGGCCAGAAGGTCCAAGCCGACGCCGCGCAAGCCGCCGCCAAAGTACAGGCGGAGCAACAGGCCGAGGCCAACCGCCATACCGAGAAGATGGCCGAGTTGGAGTTGAAGCGGGCCGAACTGGCGCTGCGCTCTCGCGAGGTCGCTGTAAAGGAACAGCAAGAGAAGAACGAGCGCTTTAAAGTACTACACGAAGCGGCCCTAGCGGAAGAGGGCGCACTTACTGACATCGACGCCGAGGTCGCTAAGGATGCGGTCGCGCTCGCGGCCATTGACGACAAGGGCCTGGACCGGGATCGGGACCGTGAGGCTCAGCTTCTCGATCTGGACGACCGGCAAGCCGACCGGGATGCCGCCGCCGAGGCCCAGGAAGCCACCCTGGAGGCCCAAAAGGAAGCCCAGGAGGCAGCAGCCTCAGAACCGCCCGTTGACGGCTCCTAGGGAACGGATTTATAGGTGATGGACGGAATGGAAGCCCTAGGCATGACACTCGACGTTAGCGAGTTCCCCGCTGGGTATACAGGACGCCGTACATACGTGCGTACCCGTAACCATGACGGCATAGTCGCGGCGTGCTACACATACGTCGGCTACGACGGGCGCAGCTATCTCCACGAAGACTTCGGTGGCGACGACAGCGGGCGAGCGGACCCGAGCGCTGTAAAGTGCCCGTACCTCGTCCGCGACATCAGCCATTACCAGTCGCCGGTGGACGGTACGATGATTACGTCCCGGTCGGCGCACAGAGCCCATTTAAAGCAGCATGACCTTGTCGAGGTCGGCAACGAGCGTCTGAAGACGCCGCGCCCCGACCTGGGACCGGCCAAGGGCGACATCGCCGCCGCTGTAAAGCAACACCTTGAACAAGTCAAAGCACTTCCACAAGCAGCGTACGATCAGCACGTCGCACAAGTAAAGGCTCAAGAACATGGCTGGGAATGATATCGACTTTGTGTCCGACCTGAATGGTACGGGCGATACCACCGTCAGCGTGCTGGACGGCTCCGTATCCGCCAACGGCGGCGACGCACTGGAACTGAATAACCAGCGGCCCGCCGCGCCGCAAGCCAAGCAAGTTGGCGACAAGGCCCCTGTCGATCCCGCCGACAAGCCCCTGTCGATCAGGGACCAGATTTCAAGCGCTTTAAAGGGTGAGGCCGATACTCCCCCGGTCGCGTCGCAAGACGGGGTGGCGCGTAACCCGGATGGTACGTTCGCGCCCAAGGCCCCCGTTGCTCCCGCCGTGGGTGAGATCACGGGCGGGAGCCCCCCTGCCGCAGCGCCCGTAGTGGCAGCGCCGCAGGGGATCGACCCTCAAGTATTCCAGACGCTCCCGGCGGAAACGCAAGCCATGCTTGCGCGTACTATGGACGATCTGAATGGCAGACAACAGCGCTTCGCGCGGTTGGAACAGGTCGAAACGCTCATCGCCCCACGTCGGGACGCATGGGCTTTAAATGGTATGACGGAGGGCCAAGCCCTCAATCAGCTATTCGCCCTGTCTGACTTCGCTGGCCGTGACCCTGCCGGTTTCATCAAGTACATGGCCGAGAACAGCGGCGTGGACCTTGAGGAACTTGTCGCCACCGCAGAGCCAGTAGACCCGCAATTCGCCGCCCTACAGCGAGAAATCGCTGAGCTACGGGGCGACCGGACGCGGGAACAGAACGAGCGTCTACAGAGCGCGCACAATGAGACGGTGAACAGCGTCGTCGCGTTCGCATCGGAGAAAGGCCAGGACGGTAAGCCCTTGCGCCCGTACTTCGACGAACTCGGAAACGAAGTACTCCCTTTCATCAGCGCGGTTAAAGCGCAGAACCCCAACATGCCACACAATCAAGTACTTCAGGAAGCCTATGACCGGGCTTGCTGGGGTTCTCCGACCGTCAGGGCGAAAATGCAAGCAGCGGCGACCGCCGCAGGCGACGCGGAACGTCTTCGGGCCGGTGTGGAAAAGGTGGATCGCGCCCGTAGCGCTTCCGTGAGTGTCAAGTCTGGCGCTCCTACTTCCACGCCTCTCGCACCTGACGACAAGTCGCGTACTCTACGCGATACCATCAAGGCCAGCATGGCTGCCGCTGCCGAGTGAACCCCCTTTCACAGGAGCCTTTAAAGTGGCTGTCCCCAATCTCTCCGAAATCGTCGCCACGACCCTCGACAATCGCTCGAAGGCGCTGGCCGACAACGTGTCGAAGTCGCACGCCCTGCTGGACCGTCTGGAAAGCAAGGGCAAGGCGAAACCCGCCGATGGCGGTCGCCGGATCATCCAGGAAATCGAATTCGCCGAGAACGGCACGTTCAACTGGTACTCCGGCTACGACCCGCTGAACATCGCCCCGCAAGAGGTCTTCAGCGCCGCCGAGTACGACTGGAAGCAATGCGCCGTCGCCGTCACGATCAGCGGCCTGGAGGAGTTGCAAAACTCCGGTGAAGAGCAGATCATCGACCTGCTGGAAGCCCGCATCGGCAACAGCGAACGTACGATGAAGAACCAGATGGGCCTCGCCGTGTACGGCGACGGTACCGCCGCTGGTGGTAAGGCAATCGGCGGCCTCGCGCTGCTGGTGGCCGACGTCAACACCGGCATCGTCGGCAATATCAACCGGGCGAACTGGTCGTTCTGGCGTAACCAAGCGTTCGACGCCACCACCGACTTCGGCGCCGCCGCCACGACCGCGAACATCCTCTCGTACATGAACCGTACGTGGCTCACCATCGTCCGCGGCAACGAAAAGCCCGACCTGATCATGACGGACAACAACTACTACCGTCTGTATTGGGAAGCGCTGACCCCGCAACAACGCTTCACGTCCGCGCGCATGGCCGAGGCCGGGTTCGAGAGCCTCAAGTACCAGAGCGCCGACGTGGTGTTCGACGGCGGGATCGGCGGCGGCTGCCCCGTGAACCACATGTACTTCCTCAACACCGACTACATCTACCTGCGCCACCACACCAAGCGCCGGTACGTCGCGTTGGGCCAGAAGGAACGGTTCTCCACCAACCAAGACGCGATGGTCAAGCTGATGGGCTGGGCCGGCAACATGACGCTCTCGGGCGGCATGATGCAGGCGGTCCTCATTC